AAATGCTGTCCAGGTGTGATGTTATCCCAGTCTGTATCAATGAATAATTTATTTTCTCGCTTATTAAACCTTACTGGTTTGAAGTTACCAATGACAAAATCAAGAGTCTCAAGATATTGTTTCACCATATAATAGTTCAGGATTTCCATTGAACCGAAGTTATAGAAATCATTCAGGAACAACTGATACTTCATACTGAAGATGTTTCCTGATACTGCTGATGAACTATTATCATAAGCATAGATATTAGTTACACCCAATACATGATCTGGTACAGTAATAAAATTATTCTGCTCCTTAAAATTCGTACCAGCAATTGTACTGTTCGCTTTCGCGTCAGTAATCATCTGCTCAGTGACTTCTAGTTTTAAAAATGTTTTGATGCTTCCATCAAAATGACGCTCTTGGAAGAATTGAATAGCATCATCCACAAGATCCTCAACCTGATCATCATCTACGTTAATCTCTAGGACGGGAAAACCTAATTTCCTTAAGCAGTAGTCAATTAACTCCTGGCGTGATGAGGGTCGTGCCATGAATAAAAAAATACCCCTAGTTTCCTAGAGGTATTTATGAATTTTCATCTCAGTGATTTTGTATTCTCAAATGCTAGATTAAAAGAGATAACGATTTTTCTTGTGTCAGATTCTTGTTTAGTGACGCCATGATGAAAATCAGAGAAGAATAGATACATTTTATCTACGGTACATGGCAAAACATGAACATCTAGATTTATATCGTTTGGTTCTGTTGGTTGCTCAATGATATTCTTAGTCATATCATAAAAAGTTATGAAGTGAGATTCATCAGACTCCAGGTAATATGCTCCAGAAACAATAGAACCAGGATGGATATGTGGAAATAAGAAATCATCTTTTCCTGATACATTAAACCACATATTGGTGATGTATAAAGAGTCAGATAAAAAATTAGGATATCCATATGTTCTCAAAAATTCTTTTGAATTTTGTAGAATTTTTTTAGATAAACCTTTAAAAGCAGGCAACCTATGTATACTTTGTATTGATCTATGTGAAGAATTTACATTAAGTGATCCATTTCTAACAGTGCCATAGTCTGATAATTCTTCGACTTCAGCAATCATATTAGGAACATTTTCCCCACATACATTATCAAATTCAGCAACAATCTTTGGAAAAATTTGATTTAATTTCATATTATAAAATTTGATTAACCTTAAAATCAGTATTGTCTTCTGGATTGTCTCTAACACAATCATTCAAAAACCAATGTCTTACGGCAGCAACGTTATCAAATACAGCAATTTGGTTCTCGAATTCACACCAGAACCAAATGCCATCTTTTAACTGCCATCCATTTGGTCTTAAAATATCCTCTTCTCTAGCAAGTGGATGCGGTTTACCTTCTTCAGCATCATCATTAGTGATGATTTCAATTACCATATGTTTGTCCTCACCATGGAGACCTTCAATTTCTTGAATGATTTCATATAGGGGGATATCCGAAACTGTATTCATTTTGGTATGCTATAAATATCTGAGAACTGAATTTATTTAGCGAGTTGACGCAAATTAAATTACAGACTATAATTATACTACATTAGGAAAGAAAATGTCGATCAAACTTTGTTTGTTAAAAAATCAAGAAACTGTGATCTGTGATCTAAAAGAGGTATTAGATCCAGAAGAAAATAAAAGTGTTGGCTATATGATGTCCGACCCTTTTGTAGTTATCCAAACTAATAGGGGTTTTGTTGAGGTTGATAAAGATCAGAATACGTCCACAGAACCACAAGAAACCACAATCCAATTTTACAGATTATTTCCTCTGTCTAATGAAACAAATTTTAAAGTGGCGTATGAGTTCATCGATGTAATTTATGAACCACACAATGAAATTGCTCAAAGTTATCTTAATGTTTTAGCAAAGTGGAGAGAAGAGAATGTAAAGACTGTAGAACTTAGCGATTCATTCTTAGTTCCATCTGAAGAACTTAGTGAAGAACAAGAACAAATTTTCCTGAATCAATTTGAAGAAACTCGTGAGGATAAATTATGATTAGCATTGCTAACAGAATTAAATACTTTGATAACTTTTGTTTTGAATGTGGAGAAACTTATAAGTCACAAGAGTTTAGAGTTGGTGATTTATCGTATGTAGTTATCGATAATTTTTTCAGTGAACCTGACATCGTAAGAGATAATTTTTTAAACATCCCCTTTGATTCTGGACAAAACTATCTAGAATCACTTTATAAAGATGATACTGAAGGTGATTCTGGGTTTATTAAATTTTTAGGTGCGAATCAATTAATTGATTCTAATCTATGTCAAAAATTGTCCATGTCTATCATCGATGTTTTAAGAGATTATGACTATATTCCTCAGGATAGTACATTTCAAAATGATGTTGAATCTTTAAATAGGATGATGGGGTCATGTAACTATCAGAGTAATTTCTTCTTTCCTGATATGACAATTAATAAAAATGTTCAGAAAGCTCATCCATCACCTAATAATTACAACTTTACTGTTTTTCTAGGTCCATCTGAAGGATCTAATAATGGTATTTCTTTTTATAATTTTGAGCATGAAAATAGATTACTCTGGAGTCTCAAAGATGTCTTTGATGATGTAACAGACGTAGAAGAGCGTAGAGAAATCATGGATTTGTTGGAGTATAAGTATTTGCCATCAACTAAATATGAGACTTTCTCAAATTGGTCTGGAGATGAATACTTTAAAAAAGTTACGACAGTGGAGTCCAAATATAATAGAATGATTATCTACAGCGGTGATTATTGGACTCAACACAATTATGATAATCAATCCGAAAAATATATTGTAACGGGATCTATCAATATTCCTAAACCAGGAGAATCTAAGGATTTACAGGCAGCCGAACTTACTGATTTCTTAATGGGAGCACCTGATGTATGATTTTTGATATTGAAAAAATACCCCGCTATAAATCATCTGATATTCTCAAGGCAGCGGAAGTTAATCCAGAAATGGAGGTTGAATATAATCAAGTCGAAGGACTTGAATATATAAAAGTTAGAAATTTTTTAAAATATCCAGATAAACTAATAGAATTTTTAACTAGATTTCCATGTGAAGATAGAACTTTATCTCTTCAATCTGATGAAAGAGAAGAAATAATCACGGGAAGTAAGGCACCTGGATTTCAGCAACCTATACCTGCTAAATTTTTTAGTTCTACACTCACTCCTATATTGTATGCTCTTTTGAAGCAGAACAATATGATTAAATATAGCGCAGAACGATGTACATGGATGTATTACACTAACTGTTTTTATCCTAACATGCCAGCGTTTAAAACTAATTACTTACCGCATGTTGATCCATTTACATATGCGTTCAACATTTACTTAACAGATGTAAAGGACACATATACTGATTTCTTTAGAATGAAAATTGGTCCTGAAGATAATCCTACTAGAGTATATCGAGTAAGTGAATTATATAAACATCCGAAAGATCATTATGATGATTTAGTTAATAGATTAGATAGAGAAGAATCTTTTAGTGAATGGAAAGTTTTCTCTGGTAATGATGTATATGAAAGATATTTTCGTTTACCTGCTGAATTTAATTCAGTTTCTATATACAGAGGAAATAGATGGCACGCAGCAGGATATGATGCTGCTAATGACACTACAACTAGATATTCTTTAGTTGGCACAATCGTATAAAAAAAGGGGGTCTTAAGACCCCCTTTTTATTTCAAAGTTTTCCTTCAGGAATTTGAAATTGTTCTGGAGCATATTGGTTCCAGATAATATTAATTTTCTGTAGCATCTGAAGATTTCTTTCAGTAGGGTCTTTGGGGCAATACTTTAATACAAGTTTACCCTCAATTTCTCTACAAAGTTTATATGAAGCGATTGCTGCTTCATCTTCAGTTTCATGAAAATTCCAATCACAGGCGGCAAGTGCCGCCTCAAATGCTTCAAAAGTTGCCTCTGATGATGTTGTGTTAAATTCGATATCCATTTGAGTAATCCTCCTTTAATTATGCTTGTGATTCTTGCCAGGTGATTCTAGCAGAGATCGAGAATGGGTTGTTTGTGCTAACTCCAGTAGAGTCAACGATGTTTGCTACTACACACAGGAGGTCAGGACCGTTTGGATAGATTCCATCGCCACCTAGCATAGAGTTGCCCAAGTCACTCAGTTTAGTCAGATCATATTCAGAAGCGTTTGTTTCACCATTACCAGCACCAGATGCTCTGAACGAAAGGATAGTAGAACCACCAGTGATAACGTCAGTAGGACCATGCCTTACCAACTGGCAAAGTGAAGGTTCATCAACATTTTGGAATTCGTCAGTAGAAAGCTGAGGGTTCAAGATAAGTGAAATCTCAGTTTCGTGAGTAGTAAGAATACCAACCGAATCAAGTTTAAGTTGCATTCTGTTGATGATTTCTCTCTGACCCAGTGAACCAGTAATTGAGGAATCAACCGAAGGTGCGAGTCTAATTGAAATCAGTGGAATGTTATCTGGAATGATGTTATCAGATCCAGCGGGAGAACCAATGTTGAAAGTTGTACCTGATGGAACCGCAGGGTTGCCATGCTTATTGTACATTTCGTTCTGATAGTTTCTTGGGAAGATTGTCTGAGTTCCTTCAACATACTGAATATAAGCCCAATATTGGGAATTCTGTGTGTTGGTATAGGACTTAGAATCAATAGGTCTTCCTTCCAAGAAGTATCCGTTAGAAACAGTGCTATTGTAAATCAGAGTGTTGACAGAGAACTTAGAAGCTTCTCCAGAAGCAAATGGAATTACATAGTAGTAATTTCTATTCCACCACGAACCAGCATAGTATTGTGCGATAAAGGAGTTCGCGCTAGAACTAGATGTCTGCGATTGTGCGTTTGTATACTTCTGAACATTACCAGATGCTGTGAACAGGTATGCTTCGTCATCCTGGAATGTACCATCCATAATAACTGAAGTACCCCAGTGGAATAGAGTTCCAACATATGATGGGTTAGCATCATTAACAACTTCATAACGCGCAGGCAGGTTACCTGAACGGAAGTAAGATTCAGTCAAGCGGTTGTTGTGCTTGAATTCATGGACGTACTTGACGTGACCGTTCTGATCCTTAAATCCGAAGCGGATCTTACCAGCACCATACCAGGAGTAATCCATGTAGCACATCTGAATTCTATCAAGATTCAGAATATATCCAGAAGGACCTTCTCCATCAGCATGATCAATATTCCAGTCATCTTGACCAGCTCTGGTATCAATTGTCTTGGTGATGATAACATCAGTAGCAGTGATTCCCTTATAAGCAGGTTGTACAGTGATTCTGGTGTCACTAGCAATCTTAACTACCTGATGACTCATTCCTCTAATAACAACCATATCACCAACAGCAAGTTGTGAGATGAAAGATGTATTAGTTCCAGTAACAATTTGCGAAGCATTTGCTACAGAAACTGTTCCAGGAAGTTGTTGGACTGAAGATCTTCTTACACAATTCAATGTGTTACCATCAAATTCATAGAAGAATCCATTTTGATCATCAAACATACCAGCGCGAATGTGACATCCACTCCAGGAAACAACAGATACTGTTGTGAATCCGCCACCAACTGTATTGGAAGGAGCTGCGTCAAGAAGGTATGTGAATACGAAGTCGCTAGGTGTGCTGTAAACGAATGATGTAGTGTTAAACTCTGGAATTGTACAACCCTTAACGCGAACTTGAAGTTCGGTTGTGAATTGGTGTGGTTTCGTTGTCTCAACTCTAGCAAGTTTTAATTGCTCGAATGTGATATCACCACTCAGAGGTTGAAGCAGTGCTGCTGAAAGTTCAACAGTAGTTGAGTCAATAACTCTCTTAACTCTAGTACCAGAATCAAGAGCAGCTTGTCCAGTGATATCCATTCCCTCTAAGATACCAGTGGTATCAGCAACAGTAACTGTTTGACCTCCCTGAGAACCAGTAGCAGCAGTCGTAATATCAGAACCCTGTGGGGTATAAGAAATATGAATTACTGGAACTTGTGGAATGTAGTTAATTGCGAATGAGGTTTGGATACCTTTACCTGACTGATAACGGAAGTACTTACGAGTCTGTCTAGAAATTCTAGAGTTAGGTGACTTAGAAGTACCGATTTCCATACCACCATCAAATGGTCTATGAAGGAAGAATCCATCAGGACGTACATAGATGAATGAAGGAATCAGATAGTTAAGACCAGTCAGTGAAGTAGTAAATGCTTCATCTACAAGTAAGTTATCATCATCAGTAATAGCAGTAATAGTTCTTTCAATAATTGTTCCAGGTGTTGTAGAGTTATTTACAACTCTTAATTTATCACCAATCTTATAGAATCTCTGGAATGCGGCATCAGTTCCGACAACTGCTCTAGATCCATTGGTGATCTCGACGGTTCCTGTTCCTGAAACCTGACCAGACATACTAGCAGTAATGAACTGATGAGTTTCAGACGCAGCTGGAACAGATGAGAAGGTAATTGGTACAGGATTTGAAGATGTTGCGTCATCAAGCGTAGCAGCAAGTTGGAAGATATTGTTATCTAATACAATGATGTAATAATCAGCACCATCAGTAAGACCTCCAATCTCAGTACCACCAAGAGCATCATAAATTACTCTTGTTCCATTAGCGAAGTAGTGATTAGCAATTGTGATGTAGCTATTTGCTTGATTAACATTAACATTAGCATCAAATCCCTTTAAACCAGGCGGAATCTTAAATGGTACAGTAACTTCAAGTTGAGTTTCGCTAACTGCTTTTGTGGTTGTATATGAACCATCAGTTGTACCGAAATCAGCAGTTGTATTTTCAAATGACTGGAGACCTACACCAGAATCAAGGAAGTCCATTTCATTCGTAGCACCAGCAGTAGCCAGAAGCTGGAATCTATCGCCACTAGTGACTCTGACATAATAAGAGTCGCCACTGACAAGACCATCAATTACTGCTGAACCAACTTGGTCATATCTCATCAGTTCATTATTAGAAAGTTGATGACTTTCAACATAAACAGTATTTTTGAATGGTGATGTAAATACACCACTCAATGATGGAGATCCTGTTACCGCAGCAAGTCTAACTACGTTACCACTATCCTTCAAACGAAGTCTATTTTCATCAATTTTCTCAGTTTCCAGAATAGCGCCTTGAGTATATTGAGTTCTGGCGGCAGTAGTTCCAGTGTAGTAATGGATATCACCATTAGTATTATCAAGAGTATAGTTATGACCAGATTCTGCTTGGTGATTTAATTTGAAAATACTATCGTTAGTGGTAGTATTTTGTTTACCCATCATCAAGAACATGTTCTGTGAACCATGGGAGTTAACACTACCAAAGTAACGGTCTACAGTGAAGTAATAGTATCCCTGATAATACCAGAAGTAACTGTTGCTTCCAGTTCCTCTGAAGTATCTGCTACTTGTATTGATTTCATTAATCCAGACATATGATGTCCAGTAGTATGGTGGCATAATGCCAGCAGGACTATTGGCTGATGGTGTTGATCCAGCACCAGTGGTGCTACGACCCATCCAATATCCTTCCTGATATCTATTGGCACTATATCCTCTATGATCAGTATCGGTGAGCATATCATAAACACCTTGGAACTGACTAGTTCCTAATGGAAGTGCCTGATGGTGATATCCATAAGTTTTCCAGAATGTTCCGAAGAATCTATACCAAGCATTATTATATTGATAGAAGTTGGAATTGTTAGATCCACCAGCATGACTTCTATTCTGAGAGAAGAAGACAGTTCTATCCCAGTTTTGGTTTCCTAAACCATATTGGTTACTTTGTAAATCATGACCCGAATATGTTCCACCAAAGGTATTGTGATAAGTATAGAAATAATTATACCACTGGTTATATCTCTTATACTCTCTATAGATGTTATAAACGAGACCTAAGTTATGCTTACCATAAGTAAATGTACCACCAGTACTTAAGTTTCTTAAGTAACTAGCAGAGTTAGTCATCGAATCATAAAGTTCGATCGTATCATCATCAATTTTTTTCACCCAATATACACACATTCTTTCCAGACCATTAATAGGAGTATCTCCTGGGTTTGGATAATAAAGTAAAGAATACCCTGACTCCAATTGGTGATTAGGGAGAGTAATTCTATCTCCACCATAATCAACAGCAGATTCATCAAATCTTAATGTATAAGTAGATTCGATGTTATATGGGTTAGTTTCAGTAACATCAGGAGCAATGACATTGGTGAAAGTATCTTCAAAAGCAATATATGGTTGACCATCAGGTGCGGTAGCAGTTCCGTCCTGAACATCAAAGATTTTTGGTGATACTGTATTTACAAAATAGAAATTAGTATTGTCAGCAAAACCGTGCTCAGATTGTGTTGTCAGGAAAACTTTAGATGTTGATACTACACTGGTATTAATCTCACCACCCATTCCAGCGTGCTGATCGCAATAATAGTATAATGTATCAGGAGTTACATAATCAAAATAAGCTCTTACATAAGCACCAGCAGATCCTTGAGAACCACTAGCATAAACGTATCTGGTATATTCAGTACCACCGCCATGAGTACCATCAGAAGTTTCACTAAACTTAAATGGGTGAGTAGCTACTGAAGGATCTGAAAGATCAAACAGATAAATTGCTTTCTTTGCAAGAGATAAGGTATCTTGCTGTATACCATCCATGAAATAATGATTTGCTCCAAGATCAGCAGATTGAACAGTTGTATCTGTACCTGATCCTGTTACTGAAATTGTATCTCCAGCTGCTGGAGTAAATGTTCCTGATGGAGTCAGAGAAAGAATATTTCCACTAACTTTTGTGACTGTGCCAGATCCAACATTAGAACCACTAAGGCTTACTGGAGCCCCAACAGCATAATCAGAAGGAACAGATGTTGTTAATGTAACGTTAATAACATTTTGTACAGTTACAACAATTCTATAGAAATCACTTTGGATTCCCTCAGACTCGTCCAGAGCAATTTGAGATCCCTGGAAAAACTTACCAGGAATGATAGAAGTATAAGTACCCTGAAGTTCTCTACTGACAGGTTGCTGAGCTCTAGCTTTATAGGTGAATGTAGTAGCTGTTGGAACACTCTGAATCAGATAAGTACCTTCAGCACTTACAGAAGAAAGACCTGTTACCGTAATAGGAAGACCAGCAATAAGACCATGGTCAAATCCTGTAGTAACAGTAATCAGATCACTATTAATAAATGATTCTACCTTTTCGATGAAGGGGATTGTAGTATCAGATGAAGATGAATAGAACGAAGGAATATTGTTAATAGTCTGAAGTGTCTCCCACTTAGAAGCCTGAGGACCGTATTCAAAGTCGGTATCAATCAGGTTCTCTGGGTTTGAAACTCTGAACTTAGAAACAGCGTCAACATATGTTTCAGAAGGTTCAATGTTGATATAATCTGTTTCATAAAAAATCTGTAACTTGTCCGTAGAGGACATAGTATTACAGTTGTATGTAAGTACAAACTCAGTGTGCTCAGTAGAAGCGTTATATGTAGCAGATTCCAGACCAAGAAATTCGTCTGAAAAAATATACATAGGAACGTTATCAGTAACGTTCGTGATTAACAAAAGCCTTTCTGCTTTAATATTACCTGGAACCTTTACAGTATTTGTAGAGGGCTCAAAGGTGTAATAGTGGACTAAATGTTTTGCCATTTGGTAATTTCCTTACAAATTTTGTTTAATTATAGAACTCAAACACCCAGTGCTACAGCATAAGCAACTAATGCTTTTTTAGAAGCCATTTCGTGCCCTCCAGGTTGAATACCGTCATGAACGACAGCAGTCTTCTTGTCGGTATCGACAGTAATCTCACCTTCGGCACCAATAAAAGTTTGGTGTTGTGCCGTAGTTCCTCTACGAAACTGTACTTGGGTAGTCATTTTTTACACTGAGATTTTCTTCTTTTATTTATAAGAATTATTATATTATCGTACCGAAAATTCTTATAGGACTGAACAACTTAAGTACATTAACCGAAGATCCAGTGACTTTAAATCTAACAGTTCCTGGTTGTGTAATTCTAGTGACGCTACCTGGATTGCTTCCGTTGAATGTAAAGAGGTTCGTGGAGATAACTTCTCCCTGTGCTCCAACAGAAGTTTCATCATAATCAACTGCTCTAGCAATAGTTGCGCTATTGAGACCGAAGAGAGAACCAGATCCAGTGTAATGATCTGTCTGTCTCTCGACTGCTTGACCATCTGTGCTAACATATGCGAATACATTGGCAGAGCGAGTAAGTTTGATGTCAGATACACCACCAGAAATTGTGGCAGATCCTTCATTATCAACAATTGCTTTTGTAAAGCTTTCGTTGGCAGTTCCACCTGGAGTGAAGAGTACTGTGCTCTCTGAAGTAATTGTTCTGGATTCTGCTGCCCCACCGAATGTTGTAAGATCTCCAGATCCATCATAAGAAAGTGTGACAACAGGAATAAGATCTTCGTTGTAAACATTGATGGATTCAGAACCCTCAAATCCTCTGGTTCTGGTGACAACACCACGACCATCGATATCGTAAAGAACTGTGTTTTCTGGAGCAGCATTGGAGAATACCTCAGTAGCACCACCAACAGAGAAGAGCGATCCTTCACCATCATAAATTCTGGATTGTGATTCTTCACCATTGCCATAAATGAAGGTAGAACCACCGTTATCAACAATAATTCTGGTTCTACTTTCAGCAGCAGATCCAGAAATTGCGAACAATCCTGTCTCAAGATCAGGTGATACTGCTGCGATCTCAGAGGCACCGCCGACAGAGAACAGAGATCCAGAACCAATAAAGTCTCTAGATCTCTCAATTGTTGCGTTGCCAACAAAGGTGAAGAGACCTGTAGATTCTTCTGCTACACCGACAGATTCGGAGAGACCACCAACAGAGAAGAGCGATCCACTTCCAATATAAGGTCTTGCGAATGCCTCATCTGCGATATCAGAAATTGTAATATTGCCTTCAGCAACAGCAGATCTTGTTCTGGAATCTGATGCTGTACCTGATGGTACGAACAGAACTGTGCTTTCTGGTTTGATAATAGTGGAAGATTCAGCAGCACCACCAGCACCGAAGAGTGAACCTTCACCAACATAAACATCAGTTTGACTCTCAGAAAGATTTCCGCTAAGTGATGTCGATCCTTCTCCAAGATAAGCACTAGTAGACCTCTGTTCTGCGGCACCAGAAGGTACGAACAGAACTGTGCTCGTAGGAGCATCGATTGTTTTGGATTCTGCTGCCCCACCAAAGTTGGAGAATGTACCAGAACCAATGTGTAACAGGGAGAACAGGACAACTGGTGTACCACTTGCTCTGAACAGAACAGTATCAGTTGTTGGGTTGAATCCACGAGTCTCGGTAGATCCACCAAGTGCGAATAGGGAACCGCTGGCATCATACTTAAGACCAATCTTAAGACCTGGAGTACCAGAAATTCTTGCGCTTTCACCCTCAGGATTGGTGAAGATATTAAATCTAAGTTGTAATCCTGGAGTACCAGACAGTCTAGGAGATCCATCTGGACGTGATGTCCAAGCAGGATTCCACTTAGAAGGCGAAGATCCATAAGCATTAAACAGAACTGTGTCTGTTTCTGGATTATAACCAGCTGCTACAGTACCACTATTGAATGTGAAGAGTGAACCAGAAGTTCCTGGATCTCTATCATCACCGTAATATCCATAAACATTAATCTTGCGATTATTTGATACGCCCTGAACAAATGCGGATCCACCGATCTTACCATATACGGAGTTAACATAACGGGGTGATGGACGATATCTAAGCCACTCATCACCTTCATCAGGTGTATAGAATTTAAGTGTTCCACCTCTGGAAACATAATTGACGAGGATATCCTCAACCTCACCGAATCCTCTAAGGTTAATCTCACCATAAGATCTCCACCATGGGCGGAATCTAACAGCAGCATTAGGAGCAAGAGGAGTCTCTTCCTTGATCTTAATGTTGCCTGTGCCGACCCAATTCTCAACATGTCTCTCAACTGCGCCACCACGCATCTTGAGAAGGAAGGTCTCCTCAGGAGTCTGCCAGGCGACCGAATCACCTTCACCACCAACAGCGAAGAGAGATCCACTACCAAGATGAGCATTGATCTCTTTCTTGACGGCAGCACCAGTAATTCCAAACAGTCTTCCGAATGGATTCTCATCACCAGGAACTGTAATGACAAGACCATGATCAGTATTTGGTGGCAGATAATCAGATGTTACAGATCCATTATCAACAGAAGAAGTTACTGGATCTGTAACTGATCCATATTCTTCGGACGAAGATCCATCAATAATAGATGAAGTATTATAATGGAATGTTGCTTTCTCAACTCTATCGCCAATGTGGAAGAGTGAACCAGATCCATCGTAATTACCTTTACCGAAGCTTTCTGCGAGAGATCCAGTGAAGTTGAATAGGATGGTATTCTCATCATCACCAGAAGTAACTCTTTCAACTGCTCCACCACTAATGCTGATTTCAAATCTTTCAGCAGGAGGAATAGAAGATTTCTTCTCAACACCTTCTCCACTGAATCTAAACAGACCATAAGGTCTTGTGGTGTCGGTAATTACTATCTGACCATTATCAAGTTCACCCTCGGTAACGATTGCTCCGACAACACCATAATCAAGTGATGTTGTAACAGGGTCAGTAATAAGACCATGATTAATTCCAGTTTCAAATTCAACAATAGAATCGCTGGAGTATCTGTATACTTTCTTCTCAATCTTATCACCGATATGGAAGAGTGATCCAGAACCAACATGTACTCTGGATCTTGGTGTTTCAGCATTACCAGAAACTTTATGTGCTTCATCTGGAACACCTCTCCAGTGAGGCATGAATCTAAAGTCAGTAGCAGCACTCTGACCTTTGTAGAATCTAATGAATCCTTCCTTAGCAACGTAAGGTCCGCGCAGGAACTGAGATTCAGCGGCACCAGTAAACTCAAAGAGTCCTGTCAGAGGATATTCAATTTGAGTGATTACTACCTGACCATTATCAAATTCACCCTCATCTACAGTTCCACCAACTGGACCATAATCAATATTTGTTGTTACTGAAGATGTAATAAATCCATAATCGCCACCAACAGCAAACTCTGCTACTGAGGATTCGTTGTAATCGTATACTACTCTTTCAAGTTTATCGCCAATGTTAAAGAGCGATCCAGAACCAATATAAGGTCTAACTCTCGCATAAGTATTAAATTCTCCATCAGGAGCATTTCTAAGTGTTGGAGTCCCGAGAAGATGACGAGACCTCCAGTGAGGCGTGAATCTAAAGTCAGCAGGATCTTGCTGTTCGTTGAAGATCCTGATAGCAGGACTCTTACGATTCCAAGCAAACGTTGGGAAGAAGTCTTCTGTAGCAGCACCAGTAATCTTGAATAATCCAAATGGATTCTCTTTACCAAGAGCAGCACTAACATCTCCAAAGTCTATCGCTGTTGGAGTTGAGAGATCGACGGATCCGAAATCTAAAGATTGGGTAGATGATGTTGTTACGCCACCCCAATCAGTTGGGTCTTCAATCGTAATAATTGAAGATGTATTATAACTATAAGATGTTCTCTCTACTCTATCGCCAACATGGAAGAGTGATCCTTCTCCAGTGAATACCTTGACGATCTTGTCGGAATCACCACCAGAAGTTGTGAAGAGAATTGTAGATTCACCAGCACCAGAAGTGAACTTCTCGACTGCTCCACCAGTAATATTAATTTCAGCAGTAGATCCAAGATATGCTTTTGGATTGGCATGTGCTCTATCGCCACCAGTGAGTTTGAACAACCCACCATATGGATATGTAATAGATGTAATTACTACTTGTCCATAACTTACCTCACCATTTGTGACAGGTTGAGTAATTAATCCAAGATCTTCATTAGCAGAACTAGATGTTGTTACTGAACCATAATCAATATCATCGCCAAGATATACAATAGAATCTAAGTTATAATCGAAGACAACACGTTCTTCTTTTTCACCAGAAGAGAAGAATGAACCAGCAGTAACAGCAGTACCGATTGGTTCTGGTGGAACATTTGCCGTAGCCTCGGCAGCAGTACCACCAAACTTGAGGAATTCACCTCGACTGGTTTGATTCTTACTAAGACCGTAAGTATAAGTTTGAAGTGCTGGTTCATCAAATTGAACTGTCGCATTACCTCTAGCAGTCTTAATCTGACCATCGCCTCGATATGCTTTTGGATTAGCATGTGCTCTATCGCCACCAGTAATATTGATATTACCAAACTTAAATAATCCTGGAGTTAACTGACCATAATCGAGGATTCCGTTAGTAAATCCTTCTGATACGGTTCCATAATCCTCATTAACTCCAGCAGACTGATCAACTGTTCCTGCATCAGAACTTCCGATAGTCTCATAAGTTTGAGTAGACGTAGATACAAGTGTACTGACATCATTCAGGACAAACTGTGTTATGCCGTAATGGTCATATTGATATCCACTGGATGATTCTTGTAATACTCTAAATATCGTGCTAGTTGTTCTAGCAAGACTAGGAATACTTAAAGTTACATCTTTAAGAGTATCAAAAGTATCGTCATTGCTGGCAACAATTATTGCACTACTGATTCCAATAGGATTGAAAGTAGAACCACCATCAACACTATAATGCAATACCAGATTTTCACCTGTGTCAGGATTTTCTCCGCCATTATTATCACTACCTCTAATAACACTAAACGTAATGCTAGTTAAACTCGTAGCATCAATGGGATTTAAATCAAAATATCTATTGTTACCATCAGTAGTGGTATCTGCTGGATTTACATAACCAAATGCTAAATGTGTACCAATATTAAATCCACCAGTGGTTCCAGTTCCCGTTCCGCTGGTAGCAACTCTTACATCATCAAACGATGATGTGTTAATATACTGTGTATCGTTAGCAAGAACTGTAACTGGTGCAATACTTCCAGTTACAATAGGATCTACATTATAAACGAATACTGCCTTCTCGTCCTTCTGACCGATCTCAAACAGAGATCCAGATCCGATATATGATGCTCTAGAGAATGCGTCTGGATTGACACTATTATATACTCTGAAGAGACTTGGTATCCTTCCAGAATGAATTCCAGGTCTTACAAGATAAATCTGTGGCGTTGGCTCATTAAACTGCTCGGATGACTGACCAGAAATGGTCGCAGATCCTGAACCTTGATATGCCTTAATTCTTACATCGGTTGTATTACCACCAGCAAATGTGAATAATCCATATGGTAATCCATCACCAATTACGATGTCGCCATGATCTGTTTCTCCTTCATCAACAACATCTGTCGTTTGTCCATAATCAACAGAAGAACCTATGGCACCTGTGACTAATCCAAAGTCAACATCGGCACCATAGGTCTTGACGGATTCCTCCGTAAATTTAAATGTTGCGCTATCTTCAGCAGCGCCAGAAACTCGCAGAGGTCCAGAACCGCCAATATATGGCGCAGCGATTCGTTCTAAACCATTAGAGAGTTCAAATAATGTACCAGAACCAATCCAGGCTCGTTTCCTTACAGGAATTGCCTTACTGTAGAGTCTTAATGGTTCTGGTTTTGCTACAAATATTACTGTGGCAGAAGGTGCTACCTCGCTACCAATCTTGATAGTTCCGAATGGATATGTTGTTTCGGTGAAGTTAATTTCATCATAATCAGGTTCAACATTAAAGTCATTGACTAAAACATCACCTGTTACAATATAATCTCCACTAACTACTAAATCATAGGCAGTATCACCATTATCTACCGTAGACGTTACTGGATCAGTAATTGAACCATAGTCTGTCGATACATAATAGTTTACTTCTGATGAATTGTAGTTAAATGTATTCATCCGTGCTCCGTACCATTAAAAGGGGGGACGTATAATCCCCCCGCAAAAAACAATAACGAATAAGATGTATAGTATATATCAGTCGAGGCTGACGTTCAGAGTGATCTTGATTTGGTCGCCGTTGTTCTGAATGGGGTATGGACCATTAGTAAATCTTTCAGCGAACATGATGCTGCTGTAAAGAGTCAGGTCACCAGTACCATGCAGAGCAGGTGTGGTGTGGAAGGTGTTGGCATCGGGTACTTCAAAGATGGTATATGTACCAGCAACAGAACCAGTGTTGGTAGTTCCCTGAGCAATGTAGATAACATCACCAGCAACCAGACCATGAGCGGTAGCAGAAACTTTGCTGAACTCAAGGGTGATAGAGGAGTCAGTAGCAACCTGAATGTTATCGATCAGAGCGTTGTTAAGATAGAGAACTCTCTGAAGGCGATCAATACCAATGATTTCTGTGTTAGCAGCAACACCATTGTTACCAGTAACTTTCATTCCAACAGTAATGTCATCCATGATGGAAGCGACATTAGGAAGAGTGATTGTTGATGTGTTAATAATACCCGAGCAAGGATTGGTGTTATCACCCTTGGTGAGTGTGGTAGCAGCAGAAGCAGCAGCAGCATCAACAACACCTTGAATGGTCAGAGGCATGTTGTTAGCACGAGCCAGGTAGTAACCATAAACGTTACCAGCAGCTTGTGAGAAGGTGAATGTCTGCTCAGGATATGTAGCAGTCGTAACACCACCAGAGAAGTTGATTGTGCCAGAAACAGCACCAGAGTTAGCGACAGTCAGAACGATAGTTGAACCAGAAACTCTTGATACTTTACATCCAGCACCGATGCCAGTACCAGAAACGAGGTTACCGACACTAACAGTTCCAGTTGTGCCAGAAAGAGTGATTGTGAATTCACCAGAAGCACCAGTACCAGTACCAGAAGCAACAGGATCGCCAGCGGTAGAGATTGCCCAGCGGTTGCCGTTCAGAAGAATACCATAGTTATTTGTATAATCCTGATCTGCGCGATTGTTAACTACAGATGGATAGTTTGTTTCAACTGCGTTACCATACTCATTAGTGTTGCCATCACGATATGGTTCATAATAATGAGTTGCCGAAGGAACGTCACCTTCAGCAGGAGTTGTATTTGAAGTGAAGAGTTTCAGAACTAAATTTCTAGGGATCTGATGAGTAGCATTCAGCAAATAGCGAAGTGACTCTACCTCACCAATATTTGGTACTAAAAGTGCCATTTAACGTGTTCCTCCGAGGAAAGTTTGATGTTTATCTGTTTA